GGCTTGATACGCTTAGTATGGCAAGGGCTATACACAGCACAGAAGTGGGTGGAAGCCTCGACAAGCTTACGCAGCATTATGGCTTGGGTCAGAAAGGTACTGCGGTAGCGCAAGCGTTGGGCAAGCATCGACTAGACTTCACACCCTACGACCTAGCTGAGTACGGGGAGTATTGCGTGAACGACGTTGAGCTGACGTACAAGTTGTTTGATTGTATGTCGCCTAACTTCCCTGCGCTTGAGCTACGCCTCATTGACTTAACCATACGAATGTTTAGCGAACCGGTGCTTGAATTAAGCCCTATCCAGTTATTAACCCATTTATCGTCTATACAAACTAAAAAGACGGGAATGCTTGTAGCTGTAGGTATGGATAACCGTGATGTGTTGATGAGCAACGATAAGTTTGCAGATATGCTTAAGTCTTTGGGTGTTAGCCCCCCACGAAAGATAAGCCCCGTTACCGGTAAGGAAGCATGGGCGTTTTCTAAAACAGACGAGGGGTTTAAAGCCCTCCTTGACCACCCAACACTAGCGGTACAAACATTAGTTGCGGCCCGTCTAGGGCTTAAGTCTACGCAAGAAGAGACAAGGACTCAACGGTTCATAGGTATCGCAGACCGTGGGAGATTACCTATACCACTACGCTACTACGCAGCACACACAGGGCGTTGGGGTGGTGATGACAAAGTGAATATGCAGAACCTTGGGCGGGGGTCGCCTCTTAAATTTGCTATCCATGCACCCGAAGGCTACATGATGATCGACTCAGATTCATCGCAGATTGAGGCGCGTACGGTGGCGTGGTTGGCGGGGCAAGATGACTTAGTGCAAGCGTTTGAGGATGGTAAAGATGTATACAAAATCATGGCTTCTGCAATCTATGGAAAGGCGGAATCAGAAATTACTAAGGAAGAACGCTTCGTTGGCAAGACCACTATTCTTGGTGCTGGCTACGGCATGGGTGCAATTAAGTTTAAGACGCAACTCAAAACTTTTGGTGTGGACATTGAAGAAGCTGAAGCGGCTCGAATCATCCAAGTTTACCGCGACACATATCCATCAATTACGAAGCTATGGAGGCAAGCAGGTCGTGCGCTTGACGCTATCGCAGAGGACAAAACGTGTGACCTTGGGCGTGAGGGTGTAGTCGTTGTCGATGGCAAGAAAGGTATACGTATGCCTAACGGCTTACACATTAAGTACCCGAACCTACGCAAGCAAACCAAAGAAGATGGTAGAGACGAATACGTATATGACACAAAGAAGGGTAAGGCAGTCATACCCAACAAAATCTACGGCGGTAAGGTTGTAGAGAACTTGTGTCAAGGCTTGGCTCGCACAATCATTGGCGAGCAGATGCTACGTATAGCGAAGAAGTACAAAGTGGTGATGACTGTGCATGATGCGATTGCAATCGTTGCACCTGAAGATGAAGCCATGACCGCACAAGAGTACGTCGAGTTGTGTATGCGCATACGCCCTGAGTGGGCAAAAGAGCTGCCGTTAAATTGCGAAAGCGGTGTTGGTAAAAGCTACGGAGAGTGCTGATGAACAAAGGTGTCAAACTACTACTTGAACGTGAGAGAACGCACCCCCATGAGTTTTGCTCAATGGGGCGTTGGACTTCTTTGCTGCTTGCGTTTGAGGCGTACCCGTTGAATAAGGAACATAACCCCAAAAACCCACGGGAGTTTAATAGGCAGGTTATACACAGGCTGCTTACTGGATGTGACCTTGAAGAACCAACAACTGTGAAACTTACGGGTACTCAGTTACTCATGGCAAAGAGAATGGGCATCACCCCCGAACAATATGCAAAAGCGGCAGCAACCATATGGAAAGACAAATGAACAAGGGCGTTGAATTATTATTGGCAAGGCGTGAAACGCACATTCACGAGTTTGTACCTCAGCTTGATCGGTTTGAACTTATGCGGTGGAGTGGCTTGTTTAGAGATTACAAAGTTAACTTAAATGATGCACGTACTTACCCAACCGGTAAAAAAGGCGAAAGCTTTACTAACGCGGTTATGAATGAGTTGCTTCAAGGTGAGCATGACCCAATGCGTCAAGTGTCGAAAGACTATACAAAAGAATTAGCCAAGGCTATGCAAGAAACTAAAGAGGCTATGACAGCGCAATTGTTAAGGAGTATGTATGAGAATAAATAAAGGCGTTGCGCTACTGCTTGAGCGCATGAAAACTAATCCTGAAGAGTTTGGTAAACAACCCCCATTACGTACACGGTGGAGTGATCTTTTAATTGAGCATGATGTACAACTTGAAGCCCCCGAAAGGAAAGTGTTACGCCCGAGGACTTTCAATAAAGAAGTAATGCGCCGCTTGCTTACAGCGTATGACTTAGAGCGTAAGGGTGGTGCGCTAACCAGAGCAGAGGTACTTAAACAATTGTTACCCGGACTACAAAAGGTGTTTGATGAAGTGTATGAAAATTACACCGAAGAATATAAGGAAAAATTTAATGAATGATGAAGACCTAAGAGATTTGTTTGCAGGGTTGGCGTTGATGGGGCTAACCAGTAGAGGTGTTAGAGATGGAAGTGAGCCTATGGTTGCGGCGTGGTGTTACACCCTATCAGACGCAATGATCGAAGCCAAGTATGCTGTACCCGAACCCGAAATGGGTATCACAGCTATTAAACCTAAACGTAAAAGGTCAGCAAATGTACCCGCCACTAACAGTTAACGACATCATCAAGCAAGGACAAGACATGACAACACAAGACGCAAACGCTGTGCAGGTTGGTGGTGACCACTATAAGACTGAGATTCAGCCTTGGGACTTCATCATTGCAAATGACCTTGGCTATCTGGAAGGCAACATCATCAAGTACGTCAGTAGGTATAAGAAGAAGGGTGGCATGGCTGACTTGCATAAAGCACAGCACTACTTACAAAAACTAATTGAGACGGCAGAAAAATGACTAACAAACAAGTTATGCAATTGATGACCGTGCTGGGCTTGCATGAAGGCGGCATGCTTAACTGGATAAAAGATAATGCCTATGTAAAATTTGCTAGAAAATTAGAAACTTTGGTGCGTGATGACGAGCGTGCTAAGTGCGCTGCCGACTATCTGCAAGACTGCGTTAATGCTGTTGAGGCTGCGAGGCTTGAAGAGCGTGAGGCTTGTGCTTTACTTGTTGAAAATTATGTTGATACTTATGACAATATTGTTTCACGCAAACGTGCTGCCGCAGTAGTCAGAGCAAGAGGCAACGAATGAGCGTTCAATGGTCGTACAGCAGCCTAAAGACGTTTCAGCAATGCCCGAAGAAGTATTACCACTTAAAGATTGCCAAAGACGTTGTTGATGAGGCGGGTGAAGCCGCGCACTACGGCACGCTTGTACATACGGCAGCAGAAGAATACATCCGTGACGGTGTGGATGTGCCTGAGAAGTTTGCCTACATGCGCCCGATACTTGAGGCATTCAAAAACATTAAGGGCGAGAAGCATTGTGAGCTTGAGATGGGCATCGCCATACACAACGGCAAGTTTATAGCCTGCAAGTTTGACGCACCTAACTACTGGTGGCATGGCATTGCCGACTTGGTAATCATTGACGGTGGCTTGGCATATTTAGCTGACTACAAGACCAGTAAAAATGCAAAGTATGCGGATACTAAGCAGCTTGATCTGTTGGCAGCAGGTGTGTTCCTGCACTTCCCGCAGGTGATTGAAATCAAATCAGCGTTGGCGTTTGTGGTAAGCGGCGAGTTTGTTAAGAAAGAACACCACAGTTTTTATAAGACTAAGTACCTAGAGGCTATGAAGCCTGAGCTTGACCGGCTTGAAGCGGCGCTGAGTAACAAGGTATGGAATCCAGTTTCAGGCCCACTGTGCGGTTTTTGCCCTGTGGATACATGCGTACATCAAAGGAAAAGAAAATGACCCCCGACCAAATGGAAGATCAACAAAATATCGACTCAATGTTAATACTTGAAGGTAAGCTGCAAGAGCGAGTAAACAAGCTCATCGGTAACAACGTTGAACGAACAATTATCAACATAATTGGTAAGCAAATTCAAGAAGCCATCAAGCGTGAGAAGGCAGAGATGATGCTTGAGATTGCGGTTAAGGTTGGGCAAATGCTCAAAGCTGTGGAGAAAGACGAGCGCAGACCGCTATGGGAATCTACACCTGAAGAGTTTAAACTGACGCATGCCGATCTTAACTCCCACATGGTAAGCGGCAAAATATCCAAGGAGAATGATGATGCCCAAACCCCGTGACTACAAACAAGAGTACGCTATCTATCAGGGTAAACCCGAGCATATTAAAGAACGTGCTGAGCGCAACAAAGCCCGTAGAAAGCTGATGAAAGAAGGCAAGCTAAGTAAGGGTGACGGTAAAGACGCAGCCCATGTGAAGGCTATTGACAAGGGTGGCTCAATCAAAGACGGTATACGTGTCGAGGATTCAAACAGCAACCGATCATTTAAACGTGACTCAAAGCACAATTTAGTGTCTGAGGTCAGCGCGAGAGAACGCAAAAAGAAATGAAAGACTACAACTGGCCCGGACAGTTCACA